AGGCAGCGTTTCAACGTCTACAGTGGCAATTTCTAAACATGGAAATCATGTTTAACTCCGGCTGGCTTGGCGTTTGTGTCCGCACTAAGCGGACGTATTCTGTTGTACATGAATGCTTCCTACCGCCCGCCGTTAACGTCCGCATGGGCAAGCGCCTGTGGTCTACCGGCAAAGGCTGGCGCAAGTTGGGAACCGCATGAAAACCCCCATCCTTGGCGCTGCGTATGTTGCTCGGTCGGTCAACGCCGCCGACAACCGCATGGTCAATCTCTTTCCGGAAGCCGTGCCTGAGGGTGGTAAGGAACCCGGCTTCCTAAACCGCTGCCCCGGCCTGCGCCTTGTGGCTACCGTGGGTAGCGGTCCTATTCGCGGTATGTGGTCGCACAGCGGCACCCTGTACGTCGTGTCGGGTACGGGCTTCTACCAAGTAACCTCTGCCTACGTTGCTACCCTAAAGGGTACGGTGACCGGCACTGGCCCCGTAAGCATGGCGGACAACGGCACGCAGTTGTTCATTGCCTGCAACCCTGACGGGTTTATCTACAACTACAACACCGACGTGTTTGCCCAGATTACCGACCCTGACTTTGAGGGCGCGGTAAACGTGGGCTACCTTGACGGTTACTTTGTATTCAACCAGCCCGACAGCCAGACGGTGTGGATTACTTCCCTGCTGGACGGTCTGTCGGTAGACCCGCTGGACTTTGCGTCCGCTGAAGGCTCGCCTGACGGGCTGGTGGCCCTCATTGTGGACCACCGCGAACTGTGGCTGTTTGGCACGGACTCCACGGAAGTTTGGTACAACTCCGGCGAGCCTGATTTCCCGCTTACCCGCATTCAGGGTGCATTCAATGAAATCGGCTGTGTCGCCCCGTACTCGGTTGCCAAGCTGGACAATGGCATCTTCTGGCTGGGTGCTGACGCTCGCGGGCAGGGAATTGTCTACCGCGCCAACGGATACACGGGACAGCGCGTTTCTACTCATGCAATTGAGTACGCCATCCAGTCGTATGGCACTATTTCGGACGCCATTGCTTATACCTATCAGCAAGAAGGCCACGCATTTTATGTGCTTACCTTCCCCACCGCTGGCAAAACGTGGGTCTACGACGTAGCCGTCAACTCCTGGCATGAACGTGCCGGGTTCTTGCTAGGCGACTTTGTGCGCCACCGTAGCAACTGCCACGCAGCGTTCAACAACGTCCCGCACGTTGGCGATTACGAGAACGGCAAGGTTTACGTCCTTGACCTGTCCGTGTACGCCGACGACGGTTCCGTGCAAAAGTGGCTGCGGTCGTGGCGGGCGCTGCCTACCGGGCAGAATGACCTAAAGCGCACTACGCACCATTCCTTGCAGTTGGACTGCGAAACGGGCGTGGGGTTAAACAGCGGGCAGGGCGATGACCCAGAGGTCATGCTCCGGTTCTCGGATGACGGCGGTCACGTTTGGTCTAACGAAAAATGGTCAAAACTTGGCAAGATTGGTGGTTTTAGCACCCGTGCCTTTTGGCGTCGGCTCGGCATGACGCTAAAGTTGCGCGACCGCGTGTACGAGATTTCCGGTACTGACCCCGTAAAGATTGTCATCCTCGGTGCTGAACTAGCGGTGGACGGCACAAATGCCTAGCAATCCGCCAGACGTTACCCAGATACCCGCCCCCCGCGTAGACTTTATTGACAAGCGCACGGGGCTAATGGCACGGGAGTGGTATCGCTTTTTCGTCAACCTGTACGATATTGCGGGTGGCGGTGCTAGTTCTGTTTCGCTAGATGACTTGCAACTTGGCCCGTCCAGCGGGGCGTCTACTGACGACTTTGCTGAAATGCAAAAGACTCTGCAAGAGTTAGAACTTCAGCCTCCCGTCACGCCTAGCATTCTTGCCTATACCGCAACCTCCCTAGCCAATCCCACAGCGTTAGTTGGCTCTGCGACCATTAACGGTTCAGCGGTCACTGCTATGCGGTCAGACGCAGCACCAGCAATAGACCTGACGGCAAACTACACCTATACCGGGCAATGGACATTTAGCCGCGCTAGCACGACCTCAGCGCTGAACATCTACGCAAATGCGACTAATTGGCAGTGCGTGCTAGGGTTTGCCGGTACTGCCGAGTTCAAAATAGACATCGCCAGCAGTGCCACCGGCCTTGGCGTGTACGTCACCGGCACCAAGTATCTTGCGGTCACTGCGGGCAACGTGTCTGTTCCGGCGGGTACGTTTAGCGTAAACGGCGCTACCATTCAGGCTAGCACCGGAAGCCCTAACGGCGTTGTCACGGGTAACCCCGGCGACTTATATTTGAACAAAAGCGGTGGCGCAGGCACGACCTTGTACGTCAAGGAATCTGGGTCAGGAACTAATACTGGGTGGGTCGGCAAGTGACCTTTTCCCCTGTGCGGAGTTAACGTATGCCTGTCAATCTTTCCCCTATCGCTGGCGCTGGCTGGCAGTTTTTCGACAACTCCGGTGCAGTCCTTGCCGGTGGCCTGCTGTACACCTACGCGGCTGGTACGACCACGCCCGTTACGTCCTATCAGGATTCGGCGGGGTCTACACCCAACGCTAACCCGGTAGTTTTGGACTCGGCTGGGCGGGTGTCGGCGCAGGTGTGGCTAACCACGGGGGCGGCGTACAAGCTGGTTCTAAAGACCTCCACCGGCACAACCCTGTGGACGATGGACAACCTGCGGGCTATCAACGACCCTGCCTCGGTTGCTTGGGCTGTCATTACCGGCACGCCCACCACCCTTGCCGGGTACGGCATCACAGACGGCATTACGGCGGCTACAGCGGCCTCTACCTACGCCCCCCTAGCCAGCCCATCCCTGACCGGCACGGCGTCCGCTACGGACGAAGCGGCTAACTCCTACAACATTGGCTGGCGCGACTGCCCGCAGAACTCCAAAACTGCCAACTACCAGTTGCTGATTTCTGACCGTGGCAAGCAGATTCTGATGAACGGCACGTCCCTGACGCTGACCATTCCTGCCAACGGCACGGTAGCCTTTCCGATTGGCACGACCCTTATGGTGGTTAACAGCAACTCAACTAGCCTAACCATCGCCATTACCACGGACACCATGACGCTGGCTAACAGCACCACGACTGGCAGCCGTACCCTTGCCCAGAACGGTTTGGCTACCCTGACCAAGGTTGGCACAAGCAATTGGCTCATCGCCGGTACGGGCGTGACATGACGGGCATTCTGGCTAGCCTGCCGTGCGTTAAGAATGCAGTGCAAAATACGTTTGACTACGGCACCGCAGGCGCTGGCACCCTGACCATTCCTAGCGGCTACACGACCTGCACCCTACAGGTGTGGGGTGGTGGCGGGGGTGGTGGCAGGGGCGGCAATTTCGGGGCTTATGGGGGCGGCGGCGGCGCTGGGGGGTACTCTAAAAGCAGCCTGACCGTTACGGGTGCGGGTGGGCAGACAATTCTCTATACTGTGGGTGCCGCTGGTGTTGCCAACGGTGGGGCTGGCGGTTTGTCCAATGCCTACGCGGGTACATTTACCATGACCGCGATGACCGGCAACGGGGGCAACGGCGGGTCGCCCGGTGTAGACGGCACGGGCGGTACGGCTACTGGCGGCACGGTCACTAACGCAACTGGCAACAGTGGCGCTACTGGCGGCGGCGGCGCGGGTTATTCCGGTGACGGCGGGCTGACGGCAGGTGCGGGTGGTGAAGGTGGTGACGGGGCTGAAACCAGTCCTCCGACCTCCCCCGCTACCAACGGCTTGCCTGGTGAAGTCGGTCGCGTCCGGTTTGTGTTCAGTTAAGGAGCGAACATGGAAACTTTGTTCATCGCAGTGGTCACGGGCTTTGTTATTTACGGCCTATACCACGCTTGGTATGTTCCACGTGAAACAGCCAAGAAGGCCGAAGGCGCTGGCTCCCGTCCGGTTGACTCCGTGAAGCAGGACAAGAAGTGACAGTCACTCTTAAGGTGCTGATACCGTCCAAGATTGCGGAGTCTGCTCAGACTACGCAGTACACGGCTGGCGGCGTCAAAACCATCATCGACAAGTTCACGGCGACCAACTACTCAGCGTCGGCGGCTACCCTGTCTGTCAACTTGGTCACCCAGTACGACAGCACCGGCAACCAGAACGTGACCGTAAAAACGAAGTCGCTGGCGGCTGGCGAGACGTACACCTTCCCCGAGATTGTTGGCCACTACCTAGAATCCGGTGGGTACATTTCAACCATCGCGGGTACGGGGTCGGCTATCAACATCCGCGCCAGTGGGCGGGAAGTGACGTGAGCGCAGTAGTTCAGTCTGCCGAAAGCCGTCAGGCAGTGGAGGCTCTCCAAGTAGAGCTGTCCAAAATGCCGCAGGTTGAGTTGCCGACTGAGCATCTGTTTCACGGTGGGATGTACTGCCGCCAAGTGTGGCGTCCTGCTGGCACTTTGATTGTGGGCAAGGTCCACAAGAAAGAGCATTTTTACATGGTGGTGTACGGCACGGTTGCCGTTACCACAGACGACGGCGTTCAGTACGTTACTGGGCCGCATATGATTACCAGCAGCCCCGGCACCAAGCGTGCTGTGTACGCTGAAACGGACGCCCTGTGCATGACTATCCATCGCGTTGACTCTACGACCGTTGAGGCCGTGGAGGATGAACTAGTAGAAGATGACCCGACCAGTATGTACGCGGTCGGCAACAAGATTAAACCCACACCTATTGAGGTGCTGACATGAGCTTTATGGCAGCGGCTAGCCTTGTTGCTGGCGGTTCATTACTTGGTGGCATTTTTGGCGCTAGTGGCGCAAAGAAAGCCGCCAAAGCGCAATTACAGGCCGCCCGCGAAGCAAACGCTTTGCAGGAAAAGATGTTCAACCAGCAGGTTGCTTTGCAAGAGCCGTTCCGGCAAGCAGGGCTAACTACGCAATCTGAATTGATGCGTCAGTTTGGCTTGGGCGGAGACGCTACGTCTGCTGGCTACGGCAATATGCTGCGTGACTTTTCTGCCGAAGACTTTCAGGCAGACCCTGGTTACGCTTTCCGCTTGCAGGAAGGACTAAAGGGCATGGACCGTCAGGCAGCGGCACGCGGTGGCCTTATCTCTGGCGGCGCTCTCAAGGCGGCACAGCGGTACGGGCAGGAGATGGGTTCTCAGGAATACCAGAATGCCTACAACCGCTACAACCAGAATCGCGGCACTCGCTACAATATGCTCACCGGCCAGCAGGCTGTTGGGCAAAACGCTACTAACGCTCAGACACAGGCGGCTGGCAGTTACGGTCAGCAGGCCGGTCAAACGCTAATGGACATGGGTAACGCCCGTGCCTCGGGGTACATGGGTGCTGCAAATGCGTACAGTAACGCGCTACAGGGCGTTGGCAATGCGTTTATGCAGGGTCAAGTACTAGGTCGTTATGCGCCCAAGGTTGGAGGCTAAGTCATGCCATTAGACCCGCGTATTGCAATGGGCTTTCAGTCCCCGCAGTTTGAGTCTCCCATAAACTTAATGGGCAAATTGTCGGAAATGACGGCAAACGCAAATCAAAGCAAATTGGCGCAGGCAAAGCTTGCTTCTCAATTGCAAGCAGATGCGGAACTCAAAGGCGTCAATGCTTTGGCTGCAACGCCTAATTTTGACATTAACAATCCTGCCATGCTTCAACAACTTAATGCTTCTGAACCGGGGCGTAAGTTTGTTGCCGACTATTACACTGGCGCAACAAACAGGGCTAATTTTCAAAAAGCCGACACAGAAGTTATTAATTCTGAAATTGCAGGTCGTTTAGCGGCACTTGAATCAATTGGCCCAAAAAACCCTAACCTTGGAAAATTGTTAACTTCTTGGCGTCGAGGAACTCAAGGT